TAATACCAGTCATTATCAGCGACGAGGTAGCTTTAGATGCGGATGGTATTTCTACAGCAGCCGCCGTTGGAAACAATGCTGCATTAACTATTGGTGGAGCATTAGCGTCTGGCGGTAGTGTTACAAATGCTTCTGGACGACAGGTCACAATCTTGTCCGCTGGGGATGATTCGGGTATATCGTTTACTGTTGTTGGAACAGATGTAAATGGTAGTGCTTTAAGTGAAACTGTTACAGGTGCAGATACTGGAACAGCAACAAGTTCGGGCTACTTTAAAACAATAACAAGTATAACAGCCGTAGGTAATCCAGCAGGAAACGTTTCTGCGGGCATTAATAATAATGCTTTAGGTGTAATTTTTGCAGGCAGATGTAGACTAAAAGGTTTTTCTACAGTTTCTGGAGGATCAGCGGGTGAGATTAATATACGAAACGCAAGCGCTACTGGCACTGAATTAATTCAAGCCAGAACTATTGGAACTGACAGTTCTTCGGAAGACCCGTTTATCCCAGAGGAAGGGGTTTTGTTTGCAGATGGATGTTATGTTACTTTTGTTGTTGGTACTGTTGATTTAATGATGTTTTATCATGCATAGGTGACAGTATGAAAGCCGCAGATGTATTAAAAGAATTAGAAAAGCATGAAGCGGAGTGTTCTATTCGTTATAAAAACATTGAAGAACAATTAAGTAGCCAAAAAAGCAGTTTAAAGTCTTTAGATCAAAAAGTTTGGGCTTTGGCTGTTCTTATAATAGTAGCACCTTTTGCAAGTAAATTATTGGGGTAGACATGGCAGTATCGGGATCAAAAAACTTTGAATTAGACGTGGCAGATTACGTTGAAGAAGCTTTTGAACGATGTGGTTTAGAGGTTAGAACTGGTTATGATTTAAAAAGTGCAAGAAGATCTCTTAATTTAATGTTAGCAGAGTGGGCAAATCGCGGTTTAAATCAATGGACTATAGTTGAAACTTCGATAGTCACTGCTACAGGAGTTACGGAATATCCCGCGGGAATACTTACTATGACTGTTGCCTCTCATGTGGGTTTTCAAGTGGGAGAAACAATTACAGGCGGAACAAGCGCGGCTACCGCTAAAATAACAAATCTTCCTACTTCTTCTGTAGGAGATTTAGAGGCAAATACTTTGGCTATTACTATTCCAGTAGGTACTTTTGCATCTGGAGAAACAATTACAGGCGGAACAAGCGGAACCTCTACTACCGTATCTGCCGCAGTAGATTTTTCTAACACAAACAGTACAATTGATGTTTTATCTGCGGTTGTAACGAGAGACTCTACTGATTTAAGCATTGATAGAGTTAGTCGAGAAGCTTTTATTAATATACCAAATAAAGCAACTTCTGGAAGAATTACGCAATATTTTTTAGATAGACAAATAACACCTGTTTTAAAAGTTTGGCCTGCTCCGGAAAATGATACAGATATAGTTAAATTTAACAGATTAACTAGAATGGATGATGCCGACGGCTATACGGATACTTTAGATATGCCTTTTAGGTTTTATCCTTGTTTGGCTGCGGGTTTAGCTTATTATATTGCTATGAAAAGAGCGCCAAATAGATTGCAGTTATTAAAATCTGTTTACGAAGAAGAGTTTGAAAGAGCAGCTACGGAAGACAGAGACAGGGCTTCCTTTACAGTTGTTCCTAAAGTCAATTACCTTGGGGGCATATAATGTCAAAATTTGCAAGTGGCAAAAATGCATATGCAATATCAGACCGGTCGGGCTTTCGTTACAAATATAAAGATATGCGTAAAGAATGGAATGGGTTACTTGTTGGAAAAGACGAGTTTGAACCTAAACAACCTCAATTAGGTCCTTTCAGAACAGTTAGTGATCCACAAGCATTAAAAGACGCCCGTCCGCCCCAAGATGTAGTGCAAGAAAGAAGCGTTAATTGGGGCTGGAACCCGGTGGGACAGCAATATAATTTTGGTTTAACGCCAAATCCATTAGCTTCTACAGGATCTGTAGGTACAGTCACGGTGGTAATAACATGAGTTTTACATATTCTACTTTAAAATCAGCTATACAAAATTATGCCGACAACGCTGAAACAACTTTTGTGGCAAATTTGGATAATTTTATTAAAGCGGCTGAACAAAGAATACTTAATTCAATAGATTTACAGTATTTTCGCAAAAATGTTTCTGGCACAGTTACAGCAGACAACCAGTATTTAGCAGTTCCTTCGGATTATCTAGCGTCTTTTAGTTTATCCGTTGTAAATTCTTCAAATAAAGAATTTTTACTAGAAAAAGACGTAAATTATATACAATCTGTAAACCCAAATTCAGCTACTACGGGTGTGCCTAAATATTATGCTTATTTTGACATAAACAATTTTATTTTAGCGCCTACACCTAGTGCAAATGCTGTTGCAGAGCTGCATTATTTTTACAGACCGGCTAGTTTAACCGCAGCAGGAGACTCCGGAACTACTTGGTTAAGTACAAACGCGCCTAATGCAATGTTATACGGAAGTTTGGTAGAAGCTTACATTTATATGAAAGGTGAGCCGGACGTTATGAAATCCTATACAGACCGATTTATGGAGTCTTTGGTTCGTTTAAAAGATTACGGTGAAGCAAGAGAAAACTCTGACGCTTATCGGAGAGGTCTACCAACGAGGGAGCGATCGTAATGAAAGTCGCTATTGTAGGTCTTGGTGGAAGTTATTCAGATTACATCGCCGCCCGTATTCGGTCAGAAACATATGACGAAACATGGGGTATAAACTGCATAGGCGGTATTATAGAGGTAGATAAGACTATTATGATGGACCCTGTGTCTAGGTTTTTGGACACAGAAGACGCAGGTTCTCAAACAGGGATTGCAAAAGAGTTTTTAGCTAAAAACACTAAACCTATTATTACTTGTGAACTAGATGATCGCGTCAAACACTTGGAAGAATACCCTTTGGAAGCGGTTATAAAAGAATTAAATATTTGCTATTTTAACAACACAGTGGCTTACGCAATTGCCTATGCTATTTGGTATAAAGCACATGAAATATGCTTGTACGGCATTGATTATAATTACAAAAATGTTAGTATTGCAGAAGCAGGCCGTGCTTGTTGCGAATTTTGGTGCGCAATTGCTGTATCAAGAGGTATTAAGATAGAGGTTGCTCATACTTCTGGTTTATTAGACACAAATGTTCCTGATAACGAACGTTTATACGGGTATCATCGTTTAAAAGACCCTTTAGTGCAAACTTTTAATCAAAATGGTTTATTAATTACGCGACAATCTGAAATGACGCCTCCAGAACCCTTAGATGCGGAGCCAACTTTAATAGGTCGCCATGATTTACAAAAATTAAATGGAAAAGAACAATATGTTTAGTGTTAATAGCGATATTACTGTTGGCCAAGTCGGCGTTGCAACTTCTGATAACGGCGGATTGTCTAACGAACAAATTTCTGAACTAGCTACTAATAAAATAGTGTCTATTTCTGAAAATGCACCGGAACCTATAAAACAGCAAGCTCATATTTTTGCAGATAATGTTCGTAATCTTTTGCAATATTATATAGAGTTGGCTAGGAAAGAAGAACGTGCTAACATATGTCATCAACTACGTGAAGCGGGTCAAAATGACTTAGCAGAAGTCATAAGGAGAATATAATGGCTATAACACAAGCAATGTGTACTTCGTTCAAAACACAACTTTTGACTGCTACACATAATTTTGCAACAAACGGCAATGCCTTTAAATTGGCGCTGTATACAAGTTCTGCCACAATGGGTGCAACCACAACAGCTTATTCAACTTCGCAAGAAGTAAGTAATAGTGGAAGTTATTCGGCTGGAGGCGGCACTTTAACCAAAGTAGCGCCAACTTCGAGCGGCACTACCGCGTTTACAGATTTTTCTGATTTAACTTTTACAACAGCAACCATTACTGCGCGAGGCGCGTTAACTTATAACGATACAAATAGCGACAAGGCTGTTTGTGTACTTGATTTTGGGAGTGATAAATCTTCTTCTTCCGGAAGTTTTACAATTCAATTTCCTGCCGCAGACGCAAGTAATGCTATTATTAGAATAGCTTAATGGAGTAATTAATGCCGACGCAAACAGGTTGGGGACGCGGTACATGGGGGCAAGGAGCTTGGGGCTCTGTTCTTCCTGTTACAGTAACGGGCG